TCTACACAGGATGATATGTTTATACGTTTCTCAGCTCAAGAAGATATAAATACCTATGTAGCAACTTCTACAAATACAGCAGGCACACTTAGGTTACAAGACGGCACAAAAATAATAGGTGCATTACAAAGAAAAGAAGACATATTAGTTTGGACTGACAACGCACTGTATACAGTTAGAAACGTGGGCCAACCGTTTGTGTTTGGTGTAGAACAAGTTGGTACAAACTGCGGTTTGATTGGTAAGAACGCAGCTGTGGTGGTTGACGGTATTGCATACTGGATGACATCAAAAGGTTTTTTATACTATGATGGAACAGTTAAAACTTTGCCTTGCGCTGTAGAAGATGAGGTGTTTGATAATTTTGACACTACAAAAGGACAACAAGTTTCAGCAGGTCTCAATAGTTTATTTACAGAAATAACTTGGTGGTATCCAGCAAACACAGATTTTAATAGTAAAGCTGTATCCTATAATTATGCAGAGTCCGCAGAAGTGCCTGGTGGAGTATGGGCAATGCATACAGAAGCAAGAACATCATGGATGGACAGTAAAGTATACGAGAAACCATACGCCACAAAGTTTGACACAACTGGCACTGGCACGTTTCCCGTGCTACTTGGTGAAAGTGGGCTTGGACAAACTAAATATTTTCAACATGAAGTGGGCACAGATCAAACAAACGAAGATGGTTCTGTTACTACTGTTACATCTAATTTACAATCATACGATTTTGATTTACAGGGTGAAGAAGGCACAGCAAGTAATTTTGTTTCTGTTAGTAGGTTTTTACCTGACTTTAAAACATTAGCAGGTAATGCAACAGTTACCTTAGCTGTTAAAGACTTTCCATCTTCTACAGAAGCATCGTCTACACATAGTCCTTTTACAGTAACATCAAGCACAACCAAAATAGATACAAGAGCAAGAGGTCGTTTTGTAAATGTAAAAATAGCAAACACCGCGGTAAATGAATCTTGGAGATATGGTACTTTGGCAATAGATGTAAAACCAGACGGAGGTAGATAATGACAAAGATAATAGTAGACATACCAGAACCAAAAGATAAATATGACACAAGTACACAAAGACAAATAAACAGTAGTATTTCAAACATAATACAACAATTAAACACTACGTATCAACAAAGTGTGAAAGACGATCAACAACAACAAACATGGTTTTTAGGATAGATGGCAAATAGATATAAAAATTCAAAGGTAGATTTAACCACCACAGATTTAACCACTCTGTATACAGTGCCCGCAGAAACAGTATCTGTGGTCAAGTCATTTTTGGTGTCAAATGATGACGCCAGCAACGCATGTGAGATTACAGTGACATTGGTCAATTCTGGTGGTACAATATTCAGCTTGTTTAAACAAAAAGACATAGCTGCTAAAACAACAACTGAACTCTTGACACAACCCTTGGTTTGTGACGAAAGTGAGGTTATAAAAGTACAGGCAGAAAATGCTAACGACCTACATGTCGTTCTGTCGTATTTGGAAATAACAAGAGACTAGGAGGAAATATGTCATTTGAAGAACCAGGATCAGTAGCATGGCTATACGAGGGCGATAAGAAAGTAGCTAAAATAAAAGTGGATACCACAGTAGTATTGAAAAATTTAAAAACAAATAAAGAGTATGACTCTGATGCAGAAGGTGACGCTGACGTAGATAATCCAGATACAGACACAAAAAGAGAAGATATATCTAGAAGTGTCTATATAAAGGTAGCTAAAATGCCTGATATAGGTTCAGAATCGTAGTTGCAATTTATGGCAAAAAACAGTAAATTAAACAAAAAGCCTTATTTCAAGCCTAGGCGTCTTGCGTCAAAAACATATATTTAAGAGAATTCCATAATGAGTTTAAGAGACAGATTAAAAAGATATATACCGAAGGAAATATATAAACCAATAAGCGCTTTTACCGAAGGTGTTGAAAAGGCTTCTGATAAACTTATAAACCCTCAAATTGATTTTATTGACGAGGATATATTAGATCCTGCTGGTGAGTTTTTAGAAGAACAGATACTAGATCCAGCTGGTGAGTTTTTAGGCGAAGAAATAGCACGACCAATTAGAAAGTTTGCATCTAAGGCAACGCCTAATGAGTTACAGTTTTTAGGAGGAAAGTTAGGCGGAATAGGCGGTGGTAAATTAGGAGCTCTGTTGGTAGGATTGGCTACAGGTAATCCACTTTTAATAGCCGCAGGTGCTGCTGCAGGTGCTGCTGCAGGTGACGTGGCTGGTGATTATTTTACAACAGATGAAAACGAAGATTTTGAAATTGACAAACTGTCAGCTGCTTTTTCTGCTATAACAGGTGGAATAGCAGGAGCTGATTCTGCTAATCCTGGCAATTTTCAAGAATTAGGCAACACAGGTATTCGTGCTGGTGACGCTGCTGTATCAGCTGAACAAATGAGAGCGCTTGAAGATGCAGCTGCGGCAGGAGAAGCCGCGCTTAATGCTGCTAACGCAGGTACAGCAACAATAACAGCAGCTGAAGCTGCTCAGGCAACAGAAGCTATTAACAATTTAAAAGCAGTGCAAGATGCGGGACTAGCGGTTAGAGATCTAACAGCCATGGAAGGCATAGCAAGCATGGGTAGAGATTTTGTAGCAGCAGCTCAACCTTTTGTTGATCCTCTTCAAGGTACAAATTTAAATCCGTTTAGTGCAGACTTTGGTACAATAGATGCAGCGAGAGCTGGCACTGGTACGATTTCAGATGTATTAACGTCAGGTGGTGGGCCTATGGAGTTTTTAACTGCAACGGGATCCGCTCTTGTGCCGGGAAGTACAGAAGCTGTAACTCAATATGGCGTAGATTATTATTCAGCGTTGAAACAAGGAGAAGAAGATTATAGAGAGTTTTTAAGAGAAAGAGGTTTAAGAGCAGATCAAGTAATGAATCAAGCTAGAGCACTAAGACGTAAATACTATACTCAGTCATTTAAAAATCGCGGATATAGTGATGAAGAAATAGCACAAGTATTATTTAGAGAAGGACTTATAGACAGACTTGAAGACTATGATCCAAACGATTTACCACAAGATAGAAAGTTTGGTGAAGATGTTACAAACTCTACATTATATGCAGCTAAAGGTGGACGTGTTGGTTTTAGTAATGGTTCACGTGGTTTCATGGGGCGGCAAGTAGCAAGCGCGATGGCAGCAGATCAATTAAAACAAAACGACATGGAAATTGCAAATTATCTTGAAGGACAAAAAGTAAGAGAAAAGATGATGGACAAAATGAAAAGAGGTTTAGGCGCCATGGAAATGAACATGAAACTAGGTGATCCTGGTTTATTTGGTAGAATACGAAATGTTTTAATGCCAAGGGATAATGAGCCTTTCTTCTACACACAAGAAGAAACAAGTTTCCCTTACACAAAAAAAAGATATGAAAGCATGATTAGAAACATGGATCAAGACAGAGCCGCAGCCGATTATGAAATGAGAGACAAGATGAGTCTTGTTGAGGATTATATGAACAGATTAAATACAATGGGACCAATGGGAACTAGGGGTGGCATGAGAGCTCCTATAATAGATATGTCAATAGTTCCTGATACGAAACCTGAAGATCTTTTTAAACCAAAACCATTTATGATTCCTGATACGAAACGTGGAGACATGGAAGGTTTGATGAAATTGTTGGGCAGAGAAAAAAATGCCATGGGCACAAGAACTACACCTGAGGGTGACCCTATATCTCCAGACATGCCAGACGGTATGCAAATGGATTTACGTGGTGGTGGCTTCATACCTCTTGGTACAAAACCAAAAGCTGATGATATTCCAGCAATGGTAGGAAAGAATGAGTTTGTATTAAATGATGAAGCAGTATCCGGTATTGGTAAGATGCTAACAGGTAGACCTGACCCAAGGGCCGGGGCTCGCGCATTGTATAAACTACAAAATGAAATGGAAGCAATAGTATAATGATAAGAAAAAAGTTTCAAGGCGGCACTGATTTTGATACCCTCGGATCATCTTTATTTGATCCAGACTCGTTAG